GAGTTTGCTAAAGCTTTACAAAGTTCTGCAAGTGTTATAGCTATGCCAGAAATAAACAACAACAGTTATCCTACTACACACGGTACAGTTATCAAAGGACCAATAGTAGCATTACCAAAAGCTCAAGGATTTTTAGAAAACATAGATGTTTTAAAACAGTCAGCTAGTCAAGGTGCTATATCTGCACCAGTAGATGTAGATAATTTAGTAAGGCGTATACCTTTACTACAACAAACAGATAATGGGTGGGTTGCTTCTTTTGGAACGGAAGTTTTAAAAATACTAGGAGGTGGTCGTACTTATCAGATTGTAACAAATCTGAATGGAATAGAACAAATTAGAGTGAGAGGTATTCCACCCATTGCCACAGATAGTTTAGGACGTAAGTGGATTAGTTGGGTAGATACACCACAGATAACATTAGATGAACTTGACAAAGCTGAATCTACTTTTGTATTTGTAGGATTTACAGCTAAAGGAATATCACCACAAGTTGCAACACCAGTTGGATTGTTAGAGCCACATAAAATTCAATCAGCTCTATCAGAAAGTATGTTGATGGACACACCTTACATACCTGATTATAGGTTAGTAGTAGAACTATTATTATTAGTAGTCTGTGGCTTTCTCACAGCTCTTCTAATAGCACGATTAGGTATCACATGGGGTATTGTATCAGTTGGTTCTTTGATGGCAGGAACAGGGTACTTTGGATATAGTGTCATACAAAGTAACATACTTATAGATGTGACTTGGACTTTAATAAGTATGACACTTATTGCTACCTTACAATTCTATTTAAATTTTAGAACTCAATACAAACTTAGACAACAAATCAAGAAACAATTTGAACATTACCTTGACCCAAGACAAGTCAAACAACTCCAAGATAACCCTGAACTTCTGAAGTTAGGCGGAGAACGAAGACGTTGTACGTTTTTATTTACAGATGTTCGTGGCTTTACAAGTTTATCAGAACGATTAGAACCTGAACAAGTTACAGAGATTATGAATAAAGCATTAACGATACAAGCAGATGCAGTTAAAAAGTATGACGGTATGGTAGATAAATATATTGGTGATGCAATGATGGCTATATTTAATGCACCTATAGATGTTAAAGACCATGAGACTAAAGCTATTCAAGCTGCTATAAAAATAAAACAAGATATGATAGATGCTGATTTAGGAATAGAGATAGGTATAGGAATCAATACAGGCGAAGCTGTTATAGGTAATATGGGAAGTGATACACGTTTTGATTACTCTGCTATAGGTGATGCTGTAAATTTGGCTGCAAGACTTGAAAGCTCTACTAAAGAAGTAGGAGAAGATATAGTAATAGGGTATACCACAGCTATGAACTCTGATATACCCACTAGATATTTAGACCCCATCAAAGTAAAAGGTAAAAAAGATGAGATAATTATCTACACTACTTCTCAGTCATAATTCTAGAATTTAGATATTCTTCTAAATACCTATGAATTTTATCTAACTTACCTGTAGTTTCTCTTACAACTGTATTTAAAGTATTATATTCTTCTTTTGTAAGGAACTTTTTAAGTTCTGTTATATCTGTTGATGTTCTTTCTGTTATAAGCTTACCTGTTCTATCGTATAATAATTTATACCCAAGTATTTGTGCTTCTTTTCTTTTTGTACTCATGATATATCACTAAATGTAATGTTATCTTGTCTTCCTCTAAGACCTGCTTTCATATATGTAGTAGCTCTACCTTCAAAGAAGTTCTGATGCTCTACGCCTGTTACTTCATCAATCCAACCTAGAGGATTCTCACGTTGGTCATAGTTAGTTTTAAGACCAAGCTGTAATAATCTTCTATCTGCTATGTATCTATTATAAGCATACATATCTTTTTTAGTTAGTCCTTGAATATCTCCCATATCAAACACTAAATCTAAAAACTTATCTTCAAGTGTAACCATATGTCTACATATCTCATATAGTTCTTTCTTGAAATCATCTGTCCATATTTCTATGTTCTCTTTTATAAACTCTCTGAATAACTTTGTCATTGCTTCAACGTGCATAGATTCATCACGTATAGAATAGGTAACTATCTGTCCCATACCTTTCATCTTACCGAACCTTGGAAAGTTTAAAAGAATAGCAAAGCTTGAGAAGAGTTGTAGTCCTTCTGTAAAAGCTGAATAGACTGCTAAAGTTTTTGCAATACTTTCTTTTTTAGCTTTAGTAGGTTTAAAGTTACCAACATAATCATGCTTGTCTGACATCTCTTCATACTCTGCAAAAGCTTTGTACTCTATTTCAGGCATACCTACTGTGTCTAACAATAAACTATAAGCATGTTGATGTATTGATTCCATGTTTGCAAAAGAACCCATCATCATTCTTGCTTCAGGCTTTTTAAAGATAGGCATATACTTATCTATATATCCTGCCCCGACATCTACATCTGACTGAGTAAACAATCTAAATATTTGTGTAAGTAAATTCTTTTCTATATCTGAAAGTTCTTGCCAATCTTTGACATCTGTATGTAGTGGTACAGATTCAGGCATCCAATGCATTTGATTCTGTAATACATAGTAGTCAAACATCCATGGATATTCAAACGGTTTATAGTAGTCTCTAGTTTTTAGTAAGCTCATTTTTCTTTTCCTTTTTCTTTTTATTGTTGTTAAATATTCTGTCCCAATTTTCTTGGTACTTTTTTTCGTTTGGATTCCTACGTTTGGAACCCTTACCTCCGTGCCATTGACTCATTATCCTTCACAAGCTAGACACTCAGTATCTTCTAAATTTATTCTAGGTATTTTAAGATTGACATTTTCTACAGTTCTTGCTGCGTTAGAACGGAAATAATAAAGTGATTTAAGTTTTTTCATACCATACCAATGAACATCATTTACATACTGCATATATTCATCATGTACTTCTTGAGGTTCTGTAGCTTTAGGTAATGTAAAGAACAGATTGACAGACTGTGCTTGACAAATAAACTCTTGTCTTTTTGCAGCGTGTTCAATAATCCATATCTGATTTATTTCATTAGCTGTTTTAAATATTTCTTTTTCATTATCAGTAAGAATATCTAAATGCTGAACAGAACCTTCACTACCTGTAATGTCTTTCCACAATGCAGTCAACTCGTCAGCTTTCAAGCCTTTAGATTTTAAAAGCTTTTCTAAGTATTTATTTTTAACTTGGTAGCTGCCGGATAAAGTTTTGTGAGTATAGCAGTTAGCCCTGTAAGGCTCGATACTAGGAGAAGTGCCACTGCAGATGATACCGCTACTAGCGTTAGGAGCAATAGCAAGAAGATTAGCATTACGCCTAGCACTACCGCTAATGTCAGGAGCCTCGCCCCTTTGAACAGCCAACTCTTTAGTTGCTTCTGTTGCTTTAAGTTTAATGTAAGTAAATGCCTTATAGTTAAACCCAGATGCATAAATGCCTTCGAAAGGTATTGACCTACGTTGAAGATAAGCATGGAAACCCATAGCACCAAGCCCGAGACTTCTTTCTCGATACGCTGAATAGGCACTCTTGGTAAAGCCTTCTTTACCTTCTCTAACATAGTTTTGAAAGCGTTTAAAATTTGCATTATATTCTCCTAGTTGTGTTGTATCTATTGCGTTGTCAATATAATGTTGAATTATATTATCAAGCATGGTTATTAAATCTTGTATAAAGTTATCATCCTTTGACCATTCATCAAAGTATTCTAAGTTGACAGAAGATAAACAACAGACTGCTGTTCTTTCTTCATCAGTAGGTAAAGTTATTTCAGAACATAAATTACTCTGGCGTATTTTTAATCCTAAATCTTTTTGTTGTTTAGGTAAAGCTTCGTTACATCTGTCAATGTTGACCATGTAAGGCTCACCTGTTTCAGCTCTAGCATTTATTATCTGCCACCATAATTCTCTAGCATTTATAACTTTAACAGCTTCATTGGTTTTAGGGTCAATCAATCTCCAGTCTTCATCGTTTTGAACAGCTTCAAGAAAAGAATTTGTAATGTTTATGCCATTATGAAGATTAAGATTCTTTCTGTTTATATCTCCACCAGATTCTTTTCTCATGTTAATAAACTCTTCAATCTCCGGATGAGATATGTCCATGTAAGCTGCATAACTACCACGTCTTGTTGTGCCTTGATTAAAGGCTAACATCTGTGAATCAACTACATGTATGAAAGGAATTGAACCAGTAGAACGACTGCCATGAGTAGTAGAAATACCGT